CGCTGAGACGAAGTCCCGACCCATCAAAGGGAAGGTACCACTTTCAGCACCACTTCAACTGACATCCCCCTGGGCAGCGGGTCCCCCCGCTGGTCGGCCAGATGGCCCCCCCACAGAAGATGCGCACAAGGCGGTAAAACCCTGGTTTTCCTTCATGGTGCGTACTCGTAGTACCGAGACGTCGTCTCCCAAGCAAGGGCGACCCTTGCTCGCGGACGAGCCGACGATAATCTAGCAGCCACAGAGCGCTCCTCCCAGCCGACTGGGAAGAACGTCCTGTGAATATAGGGACTGTCGAACATAGATGCATGTAAGTGCATATATGTCTTACAGTCGTGGTTAGTAACTGTACGGACTGAAGCCTGACTAGGCGTCAGCTCCACTCCGTACAATGAAAGGTAAGTGAGACGCGTACGTTCAGGCACCTCCGCACGCGGAAGGGCCTTGAACCGGCGTCCCATCGATCTGATGACAGTTTGCATACGGAACTTACGCATGGCGTAAGTCCCGTTTGCTATGTCTAGCAAGGTTGGACCCAGCCACATCGTCGACGTAACCTCGTCGAGATGTGGGCAGGGATCCGTAGTAGAGACGGACCACTTGATTGGCCTCAGCATTGCGCTGAGGGCATTCAGGTTGGTACCTGTAAGACGTTGAGGGATGGGGAAGCTGGTCCCGTGGGTCGAGACCCACCGGACAACAGCCGCCTCATCCCTCTTAAGATAATAGTCCCTCCGAGGGGGTGGCATGCCAATGCCACCGCACCAGAGGGGAAGATAAGGATTGACGCGGTAGCGCTTGCAGGACTGAAAGGCCTCTGCAAACGCTATCTGCGCAGCTTTGTTGAGCTTCTTCAAGGAAGTGTAGTTACACACTTCCATGAAGGTGCTCTGAATATTAGTGGTCCACTCTTCGTCGACCGGTGCGAACGCTCGCATCGGTACGGTGAAGACCCGACCTAAAATTTCGGGATTAGTTCTGTGGGCACGGTAAAGTACCTCACAGAACACCCCATGATCTGTGGAGACAAAGGTCTTGGCAACGTTGATGCCAAAGCCAAAGTCTTCCAATAAGAAACGATATTCGAGGAGCTCCCCAGGCAAAAGTCTGAGGATTGCGTCATCTCCGCAGATGGCGAAATGGGTTTGACCCAGCTCCCGAATGATCATATAATGAAGAAGAGAGAGCACCGACCAGGACACAGGTGTCCCCATCGGGCAGCCTCTCTCGTAATTAAGCAGATCACCATCCAGCTCTACCTTGAAACCAGAGTAGAGCAGGAGGGGATCTATGTTAAATTTAAGACAAAACCAGGCAAGGGCGCGGTGCGAGATCGCGTCCGTTGCTTTGGTTAAGTCGGTAGATATTATGTCGCCAAGCGGCTCCAACCGGATCGAGTTGGGCAGCTTGCCGAGATAGCGAGAAATCTGGGGTATGCGCAGGATCACCTTCCAAAGTCGGTGACGCTGTGCATGCGCCTCAGCTATGATTGCAGGGTCGGCCTTAGTGACTACACGAGTCTTAAGGCCGCGCTCTGCGACAACTACGGGCACCAGGCGCCTATCTCGTGGTCGCGAGATAAGCACCTGTTTTGCCTCTTCTACTTTTGCCTTCATTCTAGCAACGCCGATTCGGTTCCCGAGTCGGCCTTCTAGCCTGAAGGCGTCTGATTGGAGGCACGTGGCGAGCTTTGCAGCTGCGCCGCCGTGCTTCCGAGAATAACCCAAGCAGGCAGACCCGATAGGGACTTTAACGTCCCCATCGCGGTCTGACCGCTTAACAAATCGACGGACAACCTCGTCAGCTTGATCGTCAAGCGGGCGGAATTGTCCAGAGTAGGGTACGACAGCGTCATTGAAGAACTTCTTCAGTGCGCGGTCGCACATTATCTTATTAGGTGCGGGAAGAGCCCTCGCAAGCTGCGAAGCTTGGAAGGCCTTTTTCCGCGAAAGGCGTACCCACCGAGGGAAGAGACATGTCAAAGGCATGTCTCCCCCCTCGATGGAGAACAATCGAAGGCGGTGGCAGTCGGACTTGATCAATGGCAACATTGACCAATCCGACTTGCACAGTCCTATATAGAGGCCTGAGACGACGCGCAACAATTTCTTGCTGCGGCGCCATTTCAGGCCAACTAGTTCATACAAACAAAGGACCAACCGAGCAACTCGGTTGGCCCGTCGTTTGACGGTTCGGTGACAACA